TTTTGGCTACGATTTCAGGTGATGCGAACTTAATGCGGATGCTCATTGAGGGTATTGACATGCACTGTTATCGTTTGGCTGCTAAACTTAAAGAGCCTTACGAAGATGTGTTTGAGAAATGTCACAACAAAGAACACCCTCAACATAAGCAATACAAACAATGGCGTACTGATATTAAACCACGTGCCTTTGCTCACCAATATGGTGCGAGTGCTGAGGGTATTGCATTTAGTACAGGTTGTACAGAAGCGGAGGCATATGAATTTAAAGCTATTGAGTTTGAGTTATTCCCTGAGTCCAATGCTTACCCAAGTACTTATGTGCGTCCTATGGTTGAATCTACAGGTTTACAGGCTAAAGCGCACAAAGAAATTAGACCTGATGGATCATTCAACTGTTACAGACGTGGGTACTTCCAAGCCAAAAGCGGTACATGCTACTCGTTCCGACAATATGAAAAATGGAACAAAGAGTTAAGACGTACTGTAAATGAGTACAAGGATACACAGATTGCAAACTACTGGTGTCAAGGTGAAGCGTCATTTATTGTTCAGGCTGCTTGTGGACGAGTCATTCGTGAACTCATTAAACGAAACTTTGCAGATGGTTTAGTCTTACCAATCAATACTGTACACGATGCTATCTACTTAGACTGTGCAACGGAAGAACTTGCCAAAGAGTACGGTGCGTTAGTACGGGATATTATGGAAGCTACACCTGAGTATTTATCCGAAGCTATACCTGCACTTAAAGATTGGAATTACCATATTACACCATTCCCTGCTGCTGCGGAGTTTGGTACAAACATGATGTCTAAACAAGATATTTGATATTACTTAATCACTCAATAGGAGAAACACATGGACTTTATGAACTTAGTACAAAACGTAGATACTGCTGAATTAGTAGACATGACAGATATTCAGGTAGGTGGAGGTAAGTCACGTGGCTTATTACCTACTGGTACTGCGTTTGTTCGTCTAAGTGGTTACGTAGAATACGGTAATCATCAACAAGAGTTCAATGGTAAGAAGAAAGACCCTGCGTTAGAGTTCCGTTTAATCTTCACTGTCGTAGGTGGTGTAGGTGTCAACCTAGCAGGCGAGGACGAGAACTTTGTTGGTGAAGATGGTTATTGCCCGACGATTCAAACATTCGATACTGCCCAGACACGTTATGATAAGTCACGTGCTGTTGCGTACTTTAATGCTGTGAACGTTGCACCTAAAGGTACGCACTTCATCCAGAAATTAGGTCAACTTTACACGTTACAGATTGGTGTGAAGAAGAATAAGAAAACTGGTAAGGATATGCAAGACATTGACTTCTCGAATCTACAACCTGCGGTAGACCCTGCTACACGTCGTCCGTATACAACATATGCAGATAAAGACGGCGAGCTTAAACCAATTGTAGAGCTTGAACAGTCTAACATCCGTGTGTTCTTATGGGATAAGCCAAGCACGATCAGCATGGAGCAATACAAAGCCATGTGGGATTCTATCGAGATTCAAGGTGAGTGGGCTGAGAAGAAAGATGAGTCTGGTAAAGTGCTTGAGAAAGCTAAGTCTAAGAACTTCATGCAGATCAAGTGTCGCAATGCGCTGAACTTCGCAGGTTCATCTTTAGAGAATCTACTGTTATCCAACGGTATCTCTATGGACTCACTGGAAGCTGCTGAGCATGAGGATGGTACTACAGAGGTAGAGGAGGCTCAGGAAACTACTGAATCAACTGAGACGATCTCTGCACCACCTGCGGATGATACGATCACACCACCTCCTGCTGAATAAGCATATCGGGTAAGCCTTAACGGGCTTACTCACAGAAGCGATCTATTGATGATTGTTTCTCTGAGTGAGTTAGGAGAATTAAATGGAAGATGTAAAGCGTGGTACTGGTCGTACTACACGTATGATTTTAGCCGTAGGTGAGTACTTAGCTGCCGACAAAGAACGTACTGCAACAATCGTAATCCACAATAATAATTGGGGATGGATGCGTAGTGCTGTAGATGCCATTCTGTCCGAGAGTTTTAGTGCTCGTATCTGTATTACAGGTTATAGTACATGGCAAGCAAAAGGTATAGGTAAACGTGAGTTTCACTTCTTTGATCATCATTGTTTCTACAACGACGTGATGCGATTACGTGCTGAGTTGGAACGTGTTGAGGCAGGGTACACTAAGTATGACATTGAATCTTGATGCATTCGGGATCAATGCTGCAACATTAAGTAAGCTTGATTCCTATAAAATTGTAGATGGTGGTAAGACCCTGCTATATGATGGTGACGGTGCTTGTTACGAGGCAGCAGGTAATGCTGCTAAAGAAACTACAGCAATGAATCGCTTTGAACGTGCTATCTATGAAGTTATGTTTATGGCAGGTTGCACTAAAGCCCGTGTACATCTTACACCTAAAGGGTGCTTTAAGAATGGACGTGGTTTACTCAAGACAGTTAAACCTTATCAAGAAAATCGGTCAGGTCGTAAGAAACCTGTACATTTAGATTACTTACGTGGTGAGGCATCCTTAGAGCACTTTGCGAACAACCCCGATATTCAAGTGTTCTTACATTATGATATTGAAGCCGATGATGCTTTGATGATTGATCACTTTACTATCCCTGATACCATCCTAAGTAGCCCTGATAAAGACCTTAATATCACACCATTTCAATCATACTGCGTGGATAAAGGTAAGCATCTACTACTACCTGATGGTGATAAGTTTGGCTATATCGAGCGTGTACATTGGTTAACGCCTAGTGGTAAACCTGCTAGTAAAGTATCTGGTAAAGGTAGTAAGTTCTTCTTATCTCAAATGCTTATGGGGGACACTGCGGATAATGTAAAAGGTATCATTAAACTGCATGGTAAGGCATGTGGTGAGGCAGGTGCATTTGAGGCACTGAACCCTATCCAAGATTCCGATGAAGCTGTGAACTTTGTGATTGATGCTTATAAGCGGATTGATCAGAATATTATACCCGAAGCAGAGGCTATGTGGTTACTACGTAATCGACAAGATAATGCATTTAAATTCTTTACAGAGCATAACTTAACTGATAGTAATTTAAATTTTCTAAGTGAATGTTTCTATGAACGTGAGTGGAAGATTATAGGAGATCAAGATGAATGATTTTAATGAGCAATTAAAACGTGCTGAACTAGTAACAGGTATTCTTGCGGAGGGTGCAGGTTATACGGCTCAGTTAGTAGGTGGTGCTCTACGGGTTCAAGCTATTGGTGGGACTACTAATGACTTTGATATTGCAGTTATAGTAGAGGACTCCGACGAGCTTGATGCATTACATCGTGATTTAACTCAAATAGTTTTACCTAAGATGGGCTTACAATTTCATGTACAACACTACTCCGAATATGGTGATAATGAGGGATTCTTAGCAGACTGGCGTTTTGAGGATATTAATATTATCGCATATGCAGGTTGGGTTATAACTGATCACACTGAGTTAGTAAATAAGTTTGATCTTAATATTAACCAATGGTACAAGAATGATGAGGGTGACTTAGTAAATGATCACTTCAACAAGGAGACTGGATTAGTCCAGATTAATCCTTACCGTGACGGGTTAGGTCATATTGTACGGCTTAAAGATCGCATTGAGCGTTTTAGAGGCATCTACCCTTTCCTTGACTGGTCAGATATAGACAGCCGTAAGATTGAACACCCTATCTATGGTGTTATGTATGAGTAAACCATTACAGAAGATTGCACGGTCTCAATTACGTTCTATTATGATTATGCTGTACCAACGGCAAGGATGTAAGTGCGCTATTTGTGGTAAGCCTATTGACTTCTCAGTTACAGGGTACAAAGCTAACTACGCAGTCGACCACGACCATGAGACAGGTGAGATTCGAGGCACATTGCATAAGTCTTGTAACTCAGCAGAGGGTAAGGTCGCTAATGCAGCAGGTCGTTGGGGTGCTAAGAGTACCAAACAATATGACATTGAGGAGTTCATCCGTAACCTTGTTAAGTATTGGGATAAGGCTGCGAGTACTGGTACAGGTATGATGTATCCAGATCATAAGACACCTGAACAATTGAAAGAGGCTGCTAATGCGAAACGTCGTAAAGAGTATGCTAAGAAGAAAGCTGCGGAGCAAATGAAACGTAATGCAAATAAATGATGATGTAGTATGTGCTTGGTCTGGTATTTATACTAGTATCACAACTGGTAAAACCTACCGAGTTGATAATGTCTTTGAGGATCACGGAAATGAATACATAACCGTGCTCGATGACAATGGTAAGCGTGCGTCATATGACTCATGCCGATTTATGAAACTAACCGATCAAGCTCAACAACTCAAGGAGAATTTAATCAATGGCTAAGCACGAACTCAAAGGCGAGAAATTAGATGTGATGGAACTATGGTGGTCTGGTAGAGACTATAAGCAGATCAGTGCATTGACTGATAAACCATACGATACCGTGTATGGTATTGTGCAACGTTATAAGGATGTAGTTATCCCAACACCTCTAAATTCTAATAGGAAGCCTACTATCTTTGTCATTGGTGATACACAGTGTAAACAAGGTATTGACTTAGCGTACATGCACTGGATCGGTTCATACATTGCATATAAGAAACCTGATATTATTATCCATATCGGTGATCACTACGATATGGCATCCCTGAGTACTTATGATAAAGGTCAATTGAGTGCAGAGGGTAAGCGTGTTAAGGCTGACATTGAAGCAGGTGATGCAGGTATTGCAATCATTGAGTCTTATATTGAAGATACACCTAACTACAAACCACGTAAAATTGTAACATTAGGTAATCACGAAGATCGCATTGACCGTTTCGTAAATTATAACCCTGCATTCGAGGGCTTCATTGGTACAGAACATCTAGCATTTAGTAAGTACGGTTGGGAGGTTTACCCATTCTTAACACCTGTTAATGTGTGTGGTATCAACTTCGTACACTTTGTGCAGAACGGTATGACAGGTAAGCCTTTAGGTGGTACTGTTATGACTCGATTGAAGAATGTGGGTGAGTCCTTTGTAATGGGACATCAACAAGTACTAGATCACTGTCTACGTTACTTACCGCTATCAGGTAAAGCACAGATTGGTGTCATTGTAGGTGCATGTTATGAACATGACGAGGCTTACAAAGGTGTACAAGGTAATCATCACTTTAGAGGTTGTGTAATGTTGTATGAATGTGCAGATGGTTATGCTATGGTAAAACCAGTGACACTTAACCATATGAAAGAATGCTTTGAGGGAGGTACACGCTAATGATGTACATCTTAGCATTTCTATGTGCTATTAGTATTGATAATGAAAAGCATTGGGGTTGTAATATAGCCTTAGCCATAACTGCGGTAGGGTTCGCTATAGTGGGGTACTTACCATGAATTTAAACATTGATCTAGGTACTAAGCAGGAGATTGTATAATGAAGATTACAATGATTGGTTTAGCAGGTGCAGGTAAGGACACCTCTGCTTTGATTCTACAGCGTGTACTTGCAGAGCAAGGTTATAAGTTTGAAATTGAACGTTTTGCTAAACCTTTAAAGACTGCTGCGGAGCGTGTGTTCGGTAAAGACTTCGATGATCGGGATTTTAAAGAAGTACCTGTCAAGGTTAATCAAGACCGCATGATTGAAGCTACGTTTGATTGTCTACACTCTTTGAAGTTTACAGAAGCAGAGCATGAGCAAGCATCCGAGTTGTTCTTCGAGCACTTAGGTTTTAAACCTGTACTATCCCCACGTGAGTATCAGCAAGTACTAGGTACAGAAGTTGTACGTACAGTACGTCAATCCGCTTGGGTAGATCGTCTAAAGAACGTTACAGACCGTAATCTTATTATTACAGATACACGTTTTTTT